GCTCAAGGAAGGTGGGAATTATGACCAACGTCGATGAATCAACCGCAGATGTGGAGAGGGCTATCAAGGTTTGCCGGGCGAAGCTCGCTGATTACTATGCGTGATCTGTTCCCATGGCAAGAGTACACCGCAGGCCAAGAACTCTATCACCTGCGCTGGTTTGTCACCGATTACGACTACAAACCAAAACCCGAAAAGGTGCCGAAGCATTTACCGATGGTAGCCCGCATGGGCTACCTCGATGCTTTGCACAGCGACATAAAGAGAGGTGTATACGATGGCGTCAGTTTTTCACGTGGCCGTTGATGTCACTGACGATCGCATCAACTTTCACAAGCACATAGAAGCCGACGGCTTGCATTACGCGAACCTGACGGCCAGCATCGCCCGAGACATTGCGGGGTTGTGGTGTGAAGCCTATTGGGAGTACGTCACAACCCAAGCGTTGAAGAATGCGAGCAATCCGCATTACAGCGTAGTCACCACCGAGGTTATGAAGGGAGGTGATGCCGAATGCCCTACACCCGATACACGGCGACGGTCGTTTATGCCGCCACTTACGACACCGCCGAGGGCCGACTAAGATACGCCAAGCAGTTTCAAGACCTCGATCTATCCACACTAATTAGAAGGGTGGTTGATTGGGCGCTCACAGAGCCGGAAGAAACGCTTGACTGTATCGAACTCGAAAACGTGAAGGTGGTGTTTGAATGATCGACGTGACAATCCACTACACCGCTGTGCCGGTGGGTCGGAAGAACCGCTACCCGCGCCAGTACCGTTTTGCTTGCGGCACATGGCCGGGCGCACTCGATCAGATTTTGAAGGCATGGGAGCGTATCGAGGTTTTGGAAAACAACCCGCACTATGTCAGCGTGGATGTTGAAGAAACTTCCGTGAACTTGGGTACAAACCCTTGCGGCCATGAATATGGCGTGATATCTTGTGAACCACTAAAAGGGAAGGAGGTGTAAACATGGCAACTGTTCGACGCACCCTGATTGCCACCACTGCCGAAGTGGTGGACGAGAACGGCAACCACGTTGGCGAAGTCCGCAAGGACGGACGCGCCACGGCTGCACGACTGGCGAATATCGCCCGTCGCGAGTACGGCAACCCGCTGATGACCATCCGTAACATCTGCGAAGATACGGTGACGTACTCGATGCCCGAAACGGAGTTTTTCAAGCTGGCTACCATCGTCGGAACCGACGAAGCCGATCCCGAGAAAGAAGGAGAGTAACACATGCCCGAGAACGAAATAATCGAAGCTGTGCCGCGGGACGAAGGAAACGAGTTGCTGGCACCCGGCAACTCGATGAACAAGACGCTTGACACGATCATTGCCGAGGTGTCCGAGAGGGGCTACCACACCACGTTCGAGGTCGAAACGATGGCCGGTAAGCGCAAGCTGTTCAAGGCCACCAACGCCGCCCACCTGCTCCGCGAGTATATGGAAACGCCGATTCAGGCCGTCCATATGGCATTCAGCCCCTCCGAGGTTGTCACCGAGGACGGCGAGCTGAAAACGGTGCTCGCGGGGTATATCATCGCCGAGGACGGCGAGGTTTATATGTCATCCTCGCAGGGCGTCATCAAGTCCATGGTTCGCCTGATCGACCAGTTTGGCGACCCGAACGAGTGGACGGAACCCGTGCCCGTCGTGTGCCGCGAGACGAACACCAACCGGGGCCGACGCTACAAGTTCCTTGACGTAGAATAACAACATATGGTATAGCGAACATTTGTCCGCTACCATGACGGCCTTCGTGACACGCGAGGGCCGTTGCTGTATACTGGGTGAAAAACGGGCGCAGCCCCCGAATGGGCGGGGGCTGCTGGGAAGGAGGGTGCCACATGCCGAGTAAACGACGCACGAAGCTAGACCATGAGATCAGCCGAGTGCAGAAGAACACCCGAAGCAAATTGTACCGCATCCGCGTCAAGGGCGCAACTAACGTCGATGAATTTGATCCAAGGTTGCCGGTGTCCGAGATTCGGAAGATGACGGGTTCGCAAAAGACGGCGTACCTTCGTAGGCTTCGACAGTTCAACCAACGTTCTAACTCGTTTTACGTGCAGCCGCAAAACGGCGTGGCGCTTCCCATGGGCGACTATGCCCGCTACAAGGCCGCCGAGCAGCGCGCCAACGATGCGCGGCTGGCGTTACGCAAGGCCATCGAGGACGTAGCGAGCGAATACGACTTGATGGATATCAGCGATGATCCCGACTTTGCGGCGTGGACAACAACCCGTTTTGATACGCCCTATGATATCTATATCCCCCAGACAAATAAGTTTCATGACCTCGTGCCCGTTCACATGAAAGCGGGTTTTCCGTCCGTGTCCTCCCTGAAACGTGAAACGGAGAGGGCCGAGAAGTCTCTCACAATCATAGAACGCCATCGCAAGCAATACCGGAGTTGGAAAAAGGGCATCCGTAACAAGATGAACGAAAACGGGTTTGGAGCGCTTGGCAAACGCATTTCCAACCTGACCAACGCACAAATTGACTGGCTCCATTACTACACCGACTTTGATCAACTCGTGTCTAACTTCCGCTACGTTTCGGAACTTGACGAGGGCTATACCGACCTCGTGGATGACTACACGATTGAACAGCTCGAAGATATCCTTGATGCCGCTAACCGTATCCCGCGCACCGCCAAAAGGGCCGAAGTCAACATACCCAAGGCGAAGAAACCCGCTAAGCGCAAGCGTCGATGATCGAGTACGCTGCTGACTTTGAAGCAACAACACAAAAGGAAGATTGCCACGTGTGGGCTTGGGGAGTTGCCGAAGTCTCACGATCACCGGAAGAAACTTTCGCATACGGCGCGGATATCGAGGGTTTCATAGAGTGGGCTACGGATAACCCCGGCCGGTACTGGTTTCACAACTTGGGGTATGATGGCAAGTTCGTAGTTTGGTGGTTGCTTGAACACGGCTTTCGCTGGGTTCCCGACAAGCCCCAGATAGGCGAGTTCACCACTCTCATTAGCGACATGGGGCGCTGGTACTCGTTAGAATGGGCCGGGGAACAAGGCCGGGTTAGGCTGGCCGATTCGTTCAACAAGCTGCCCTTCAAATTGTCTATCGTGGCGGGTGCGTATGGCCTAGAGGTGACCAAGGGCGAGATTGACTATGATTTGCCGCGCCCGCTCGGTTACCGCATGACCGATCTTGAACTAGACTACCTGCGCCGTGACGTGTTCATCCTCGCGCAAGCAATGTCGCACCGCTTGGAAATGGGGGCGAAGCTCACCACTGGCGCGGACTGTCTGGCGAACTTCAAAGACCTCATTGGCGAACGCAAGTTTAACACGCTGTTCCCGATGCTAAACCCCATCTTGGACGGCGATTTGCGCAAGGCGTATCGAGGTGGGTACGTGTACGTTGCCCCACAATGGAAGAACGTTGTGATGGGTACGGGTATCCGGCTCGATGTGAACAGTCTATACCCGTGGGCTATGCGTGAGAACGTGATGCCGTTCGGCAAGCCCAAGCGAGGGAAGGGCAAGCCCAAGCCAACGAAAGAGTATCCGCTATGGGTTGGCGAAGTGACCTTCACCGCGAAGCTCAAGCCGGGCAAGCTGCCTTGCATCCAACCGAAAAGCGGGTTTTCATTCAACTCACGCGAGTATATCACCGAAACTGCGGAACCCTTGACCATGTGGTTTTGTAACGTGGACTGGGCGCTGATAGAGGAATCATACGATCTGACGGTGTACGAGTGGGGCGGGTACTACCTGTTTCACGGGCAACTGGGTATGTATGATGACTATATAGACACGGGCATGGTTGGCAAGGCGAACGCCACCAGCGTCGGGGAGCGTCAGAATTGGAAGCTGTGGCTGAACAACCTGTACGGCAAGACCGGCCAGAAAATCGACGTGACGGGCAAGCAACCGAAGCTAGGGCTTGATCATGTCGTGTCATACGTGCAGGGGAAGAAGGAACTGCGCGACCCCGTATATGTGCCGACGGCGGTATTCACAACGGCATACGCCCGCAACAAGACCATACGCACGGCGTGGCTGTTCGGCGATAGGTTTGCATACTGCGATACCGATTCCATCCACGCTGCCGGTACGGAGGTGCCCGAGGGCGTGGAGGTACACCCCGCGAATCTGGGGGCGTGGAAGCTCGAAGCCACGTTTACACGGGCTAAGTTCCTGCGTTGCAAAACATACGTTGAAGATGTTATAGTGAGCGGGGACGAAACCAAGCTAGAGTTCACATGCGCGGGTATGAGCGAAGGGCTCAAATCGGTTATGACGTTTGATGACTTCGCGCCCGGCTTCACCACCGATACCCGACTTGGTGAGGTGAAGCCGCAATACCTCGATCAGCGTTTGTGGAAGCTGGTGCCGAAAAACGTAGTAGGCGGCGTGGTTCTCGTGCCAAGACCATTCACCATACACCCATAGGGAAGGAGGTGAGTAATATGGCAGAATTTTTAGGTCAGTTTGACTGGGGGCTGTTCGGCATCGCGCTGGTGTTCATGGCGTTTGATATCCTTAGCGGGTTCATGGCGGCGGTTATCAATCGTGAGGTTAGTTCAACCGCTATGCGTGTCGGCATCTTTCATAAGTTCGTTCTGGTGTTGGTTATCATTTTCGCTATGCTGTGCCAGTTGGCGGCCCAACGTTTGGGGTTGCCCGCTGGGTTCGATGCCCTGTATCCTGCGGCGTGTCTTTTGATTGTGACTATGGAGATTTTAAGCGTGTTGGAGAACATCGAAAAGACCGGCGCAATCGACGGGGACAAGCTAGATCGTCTGTTTGGAAACCTAGACAAAGGGGGCGAAGATGGAAGGGACGAACGAGGAAATTGATCAGACGTGGGAAATGGAATCAACCATAGTTAGGGGGTAGCAGTGGCTACCGGCACAGATATCATCAACTTTGCCCGCTCGAAGATCGGCCAGTTCTATTACACGAACGATCTTGACGCGCGCGCAAACCCCGAAGTTTCAGGCGGCACCGATTGTTCGGGCTTCGTGCAGTACGCTTATCGCACCGTTGCCGGTGTGGAGGTTGGCAGTTGGACGGGCGCACAGTCGAGCGCTGGCCGCGAGATAGCCCGAGGGGGGTACCCCAATCAAATACCGTGGGACTCGCTCCAACCCGGCGACCTCATTTTGATGGGGGCGAACTACCCCGGCGATTACACGTTCGCCCACTATGATACCCATGTTGAACTGTACTGCGGCGGGGGCACCATGATAGGGCACCCCGGCGGGTACGGCCCGCAGGAAAAGCGGGCGCAAGCGTGGATGGAAGCATACGGCTGTACCGCGTGGATGGTGCGCCGAGTGCTTGAGGGTTCGGCCCCGCTGCCGTATCCCGTGCAGCCCAGCGACGAGGTGGGCTATTACGCCTACACCCTCGATGGGTGGCTGCCCCGTATGAACGGTTGGCACGACACCGGGGGCAGCGCGGATACCTACGCCGGTAACGGCAACTATATAAGGTATCTCGCCATCGACATGCCGGGGTGGTATCAGGTGCACACCCAATCGAATGGGTGGCTGCCGCCCGTGTATCGCTGCGACACCGCCGATTTTGAGAACGGGTGCGCCGGTGACGGTTCCCCGATCATGGCGGTGCGGTGCTACTACGAAACCCCCGACCCTAACGCGACGGGGTGGCGCGGCATCGAATACGCCGTGGCGAACGCCGGTAGCGGCTTCCTTCCCAACATGATCGACCTGCGGGACACGGGGGGTTCTGGTGCTGACTTCGCCGGTAACTTCAACCCCATCACGGCGTTTCGGGCGCGTCTCGTATCTGTTTGAAATCGAGGGTTGCGGGGTTTCTCGGGATGGCCTATACTGGCATTGTCCGAGAAGCCCCGTTTGGGCTGTGCCAGTAGTGTAAAGAGGGACGCCCGGGCCTTACGGCCCCCCTCGCACGGCGCTAGGCGGCGCTTTGAGTACGGCGCGGGTGACTTCCGGCAAACCCCATGGCCCACCGGAGCACCCAGAGTGCATAAGGTGGGCCATATTTATTGAAGGGAGTGCCATGACGTTAGAGGAAATTGCCGAGCTGTTGGGTACGTTCGAGGGCACCGAGGAAGCGGTAACCGCACTCGGGGAGTTCGGACGAGTGAGCGAGGGCGCGAACGCGCGCATTTCGGAACTCGAAAACGCCCTTGCCGAGCTTGAGAACAAGTACACGGCGACGGCGGCCCGAAACTACGAACTCATGACGGCGGCGACCGCTGCGGCCGACGTTGTGGAGGATGACGAGGAAGCAGCGACCGAAGCCGACGATGACGGCGACATTTCCGATCTGTTTGAGGAGCGTGCCTAATGGCAGTTAAAACCGCAGTAAAGGCCACGAACGAGGCCATCATCAACAAGGTGCGCGCGAATGCGTCTCTTGGGTATCAGGAGCGCATCCCGGTTGTGACCCGCGCCAACCTTGCCCGAACGTTTGAGCAGTTGCAGAACTATGAACCCCTGTGGAACGAGTTCATCAGCGTTCTTATCAACCGCATCGGCCTGACCCTGTTCAACACCAACAGTTTCACGAACAAGCTGCGCCCCCTCAAGTCGGGTGCGATGAACTACGGTGGCGTGATGCAGGAGATGGGCGCGAACCTGCTCAAGGGTGAAGCGTATGACCCCAACGCTACTAACGTGTTCGACGCGCCGAAACCTGACGTGGAAGTTAACTACCACGTCATCAACCGTCGCGACGTGTACCCCATGCGCCTGAACGAAGATTTGCTTTCGGAAGCCTTCCTTAACGATGGTCAGCTCCAGGCGTTCATGAATGCCATGCTGGCGCTTCCGCAGCAGTCCGACGAGTGGGACGAATACCTGATCATGCGCGGCCTGCTCAAGAAGTATAACGACATTGACGGGTTCGCGAACTATCAGGTTCCCGACCTCGCCACGTCCACCGATCCCGAGGGCGACGGCAAGAAGATCACCGAAATGGTGCGTCAGGTGTACCTGCAAACTAAGGACTTCTACAACAAGGCGTACAACGCTGCGGGCATGGACGTGACGAGCGGCGAACTGATCTTGCTCGGCACCCCCAAGTTCTTTGCGCGCTTGGACGTCAACGTTCTGGCGAGCGCGTACCACATGGACAAGGCGGACTTCTTCGCCGACCGTACCATCATCGTGGATGACTTCGAGATTCCGGGCGCGCAGTGTATGCTGCTCGATCAGGACTTCTACAAGGTCATGGACACCAAGCTCAAGACCACCACGATTTACAACCCCCGTGCCGACGAATGGGTGTACTACCTCCATCATCAGGGTATCTACTCCGCTTCGCGTATGCGTAACGCCATCATGTTCTCTACGGCTGCGGACAACATTCAGATCGGCACCCCGGCCACGGTTTCGAGCGTCGCCGCTGACCTCGCCACGCCGGTCACGGGTAACAAGGTTCTTGAGCCGGGCGCGCAGATTCCGCTTGCTGCCACGGTGACGTACTCCGACAACACGACGGACAATGCGGCGTTCTGGGTTCTCACCGCTTCGGGCGAGACGCCCCCCGACGGCACCACCCCGACGAAGCCGAACGTGATTCTGCCCGACACGGGTACGTTCGTTGACCGCATGGGCGTTCTGCATATCGCCGAGGGCGCAAAGTACACGAGCCTGACGGCCACGGCCTACGCTGCCGCCGACCCGACCAAACTTGCGAACCTTGATTTGGCTCCGGTTGACGCTGCCGCAAGGGCCAACGAGGAAGTCAAGTAGTGTCCGGGTTCACCCCGATCAGTTGGCCCACGGAGTCCCAAGTCACCCTTTGTCGGGTGCCTTGGGACTTCTCCTATCGCGACGTTGTGAGGTTTGAAAGCCCCGCAGCGCGCGACACTTGGTTTTCGGGGCAAGTGTCGAACTCGATCACTATAGGCAAAATGACGTACCTCAAGCCCAATGAGCCGATCATGGTTAACCTGCCCTACTCGGAAGCGTACACCTATAACTATGTGGTGGTGCGTAACCCCGAGTTGCCCGTACCCGGCGAAGCTACGCCGCCGGTGCTGTATTACTTCGTGACCTCCGTGGCCTACGTCGCGCCGAACACCACCGCGCTTGAGCTTCAACTAGATTGCTTCCAAACCTACTGTTTTTCGTTGGAGTTCGGAAGCTGCTTTGTGGAGCGCGGGCACGTGGCGATGCAAGCCGTCATCAACTCTACGCCGGATAAGAACCTTGCGAACCTGCACCCCAAGATCGTGCGAAAGTACCTGACCGCTGCCGAGGGGTTGGACATTGGCAACGAATATCTGGTGTGCAACCATGAGTATATTGACCTGACCTATCCCGACCGGAACCCGATGCGGGTTATCATCATGAGCACCACCGATCTTGCGGCGGCGTGGGGTACTGCTTCCGCGCCCTCCCTGACCACTGCGGACGGCCAAAAGATCGACGGGCTTATTTCGGGGTGCAACGTGTACAGCATGACCACAACCAACTTCAAGTTGTTTATGGACAAGATCAGCGATGCGCCGTGGGTCGCCAAGGGTATTATCAGCATGACCGCATTTCCGGGTGCGCTGCTCACGGATGGCCCAGATGTTACGCTGGGAGGGGTGCCCGCGCACTTTCTAGGCACCACCCCCGACGAGGGAGTTTACCACACGACTAGCAACGTGTATACCCAACTGATGAACGGTATCCCCAACCGCTACGCCGCGCACCTGTGGAAGTTCTACACGTTCCCATACACGACTATCGAACTGACCAACCACACGGGGCAAAGCGTCATCCTCAAGCCGGAACTGCTCGGCGACCCCACGATTCAGATCAAGAACATTTCGTGCGCCGCGCCGCCCCATATCCGGTTCGGTTTCTTCCCCGCGAACTACGGGCGAAACGATATCAACACGGTGCCGCCGGATATCAGCTATTCGTACTCTAACATGGACTGGCAGGGCACCGGCACCATGCCCGCATCGTTCTACCTCGATAACTGCGTGTGGTATCAGAACATGCCCCAGTTCGCCATTGTGAACGATGGGTTTCTCACCTATATGGCATCTTCGGTTCACGGGCGCGAGTACAGCTATCAGGCCGCCGGGTGGGGGTTGGCGAAGTCCAACGCCGGTACGCAGCTCACGTTCGACCAGGCACAGGCGACTTTAGCCAATAATCAGGCGAATCAGGACATCAACAACATCGCCACCGTGGGGCACATGGCGGTGAACGGGGTTTCATCGCTCGCATCCGGCAACGTCGGCGGGGCCGTTGGCGGGGTGCTGAACGGCGGCATAGACCTCGTTTCGGGCAACATGCAGTTTCAAAACAATCAGGCGTTGCAAGGCCAGTTCGCCTCGCAAAACGCCGATCTTGCGAAGTGGGCGCAGCGCGGCGATTACGAAACGCAGATTGCCGGAATCAACGCGACCGTGCAGGATGCCGCTTTGACGCAGCCGTCCCAGTCGGGCCAGGCCGGGGGCGAGGGCTTCAACCTTGCGAACGGCATCATCGGGCTTGAGGTGCGCTTCAAGACGCTCGACCCGAACCACGCGGCCATCATCGGCGAGTATTGGTATAGGTACGGGTACGCGGTGCGCGAGTTCTTGACCCCGCCGAACGATTTGAAATGCATGACCCTGTTCACGTACTGGAAAATGAGCGAAACGTACCTGACCGTCGCCAACGCCGACGAGGGCGTGAAGGACGTTATTCGAGGCATCCTGGAAAAGGGAGTGACGGTATGGACAAGCCCTGACTATATTGGTAGGGTGGACATGGCGAACAACAGCGCGCTTCCCGGCGTGCTCTACTAGGAGGCGACCTATGCCGAAACCGCTTAAAATGGAGGACTTCATCGAGCTGCCTGATGTGGATGAAATGCAGTTCGGGCGCAACTACATCCGCGAATTGTACACCCCTGGCGAGGGGTACGATATCGTGCAATTCCAGTTTTGGAGGGACTACCTGCGCTCGATAGCCATGAGCGCGTTCGAGTGGGAGCACGTGCCCGCCGGAATCGATGTGCGCGCCATGGAGTACATCGCGCTCATGTTCGGGCAGGGTGCCATGTTCACGGACGAGGGCGGCCATCTGTTCGCACAGGCGGCCCCCTCGAACATGATCAATATGTACTACAACCCCAACGAAATACGCCTTGTCGCCCCCAACGGGCAGACGTGGACGCGCCACTGCGAAACGTGGGTTCTCACGCCCGACAACGGCGGCGAACCCATCATCATGGATAGGGATGCGGTCATGCTGTTCGACAACATGTTGCGCATGCCTCTTGACAGGTACATCCGCAACTATGCCCGCCGCTTGGCGACCATCGACCGCATCATTGACGTTAACGTGGGCGCGCAGCGCACGCCGTGGACGATGATTGGTCCCGAGGAATCTAGGGGCACGCGTAAAGCCATCATCAAAAAGCTGCTCGCCAACGACCAGTACATTTCATTCAATGATCAGGACATCAACGCGATGCAGGGCTTGTCTGTCTTGCAAACCGAAGCCCCCTACGTCGCGGGGGACCTCATGGACACCAAAAAGGCCATCCTCAACGAGGCGGTAACCCTGGTCGGCGTGGACAACACCAACCAGGAGAAACGCGAACGTATGATCGATGCGGAGGCGACGGCCAACAACGAGCAGATCATGGTGCTGCGCCGCTCGCGCCTCGAATGCCGCCGCGCGTTTTGCGAGCGGGCGAACGTCGTGTTCGGCCTCACGGGTGATGATCGCATGAGCGTTAAATGGGGCGTGCCGCACATGCGAGAACAGGCTGCGCTCGACAGTGGAGCGGGAAACGACGAGTTGAGGGGAGACGAAAACGATGCTGACTACTGATGCGGCACCGACCCTGTACGATGTGGTCAACCTTTACGGCGAGAACCTGGGCGAAAGCCTGGCGACCTACCCTATATGGGACGAGGCTAAACGCGAGTGGTTGAACGGGCGAATCTACAATCATTTCGCCTATCGCCAGATCGCGCAGGACACGCCCGCCTTGTTCCTGTTCTACCTTGAGCGGCGAATGAACGATATGATGCTCACGCTCAACCCCATTTTCAAGGTGCTTGATGGTGAAGTTGACATCCTGTCATCGTATTCCACGAGCGACCTCGAAGACGCGACCACTGGAAGCGACACGCAAAGCCGAAGCGACAACGTGCGCACGGGCACGACCGAGCAGAAGCAGCTCTACAGCGCAACCCCGCAAACGCAGTTGAGCGGAAACGAGAACTACGCCACCAACCTGACCGAAGCCGAAGGGAACGACACCGCGACCACGACCGACAAGAGCACCGTGCATACCGGAGGAGATTCTCACGCCGACGCGACGCACGAGGGGCGCAGCTATCCGGTCGGGGACATGCTGGCGAATTGGGTTGCTGGCGTGAACAATGCTCTCTATCTCGTGTATAATGGGCTGGAACCGTTGTTCCAACAGGTTTGGGACGAGTAAAGGAGGTGCTGTATGATCATCGATGACGCGGGAAAATTCAACTGGGCCTACAAAGGCTTCCAGTACCCGCTGCCGCCCTCGTGGAAGCGGGCAATACGCCTCGAAGATCAGATTCAGTGGCTATTGCAAGCGATCTTTCTTTTGAACGAGAGCGGGATAAGCGGTGAATCGCTCGACAAAACGCTTGCCGAGCTGGAAAAAACCCTGCGTGACTATTCGGACGCGGGAGACGAGCTAGTCAAAAACCAACTGTTGCTCGAAATCGGCGAACTCGCTTCGCGAATCGACGGCCTAGCCGCCGGAAGTTTTTATCAACGCTCATGCGTTGACGGGCAATACCACAACGCATACGTTTCGGCAAAACAAGCGTGGGACATGCTGCGCACCTATTCGCTAACCTACGATCAGGTCAAAGCCACGGGTAAAACTTACGACGAAATTCACGCGGATGGTTATTCTTATTACGACGTTGAGTTGTTCGCGGGAACGTATTACGGCGACGGGCAGCAACACGCGAAGTTCACCGACCCCAACACCGTTGCGTACAACAACCCTGGGTTAGGTATCAACGTTGGACTGCATAAGATGACCACGTACAATCAGCTCAACCTGTATGGGTTCTACTCAAAGGAGGACAACAATGCCTAATGGAACTAAATATTACGATCTGCCGTTGATCGACGGAAGCCAAACGATCGATGTTGTCAGCGACCAAAACGCGTTGGCGACGGCAACGGATGCCGTGCTCAACACCATCGATGGTAAAGCGTCCACCTCGGCAGCCAATGCGCTGGAAGCAGTCGCAACGGCCAACGCAGCCTCGGCCAAAGCCGATGCTGCAACCGAAACTTCGCAAAGCGCTTTGGCGAAGGCTTCTACCGCGCAAAGCGCGGCAGAATCTGCGACGCAGACAGCCGCTAACGCCAGCTCCTCCGCAGCGGTCGCACAGGAAACCGCAGCCCAGGCGAACAGCCTCGCAACCGCAGCGAACAACACGGCGACCTCGGCCAACACTACAGCGAACGCGTTGAAGAACCAGACCAACCTCGTCAACTTCTACAATCAAGACGCAGCTTGCTGGGGCGGAACGGTCAACGTCAGCGGATGGTATTCCCCTATCAGCCACCTGGTTACCGTGCGCGTTTACTCCAACGGGCAGCTACCTTCGATGCCGAAAGGTTTCAGCACAACGAACATAGGCACACTGCCCGCTGGCTACCGGCCAACCGTCGAGATGTGCGGTACAGGAGACACTGACGCGATTTCGGGAACCGCATACCACTTGCAAATCGACCCCACTGGAAAGATTTCCATCCCCGCTTCGCGCACGCCCGACGTTGGAGCTGGCTATGTGGCGACGATTGCCACCTATTTCGTCATTCCCGCAACTCAGTCCGTCTCGGCTTTGGCTGAGGCATCGGATGCGATTGATTTTTACGAAAACAGCTATCCGACCTATCCGACCTATCTGGACGCTAGCCAACAGGCATCCGCTTTGGCTCACGCAGACGCTTTGTTGCACTACGAGGAAACGATAGCGGAACTGACGGCTCGCATTGAAAAGCTAGAAGCCAAGTAAACCATGCCGACGCGCGAGAACACAGCCATGTACGCCATGTACGTCATCGGCGAAGTTGAGAGCGGATGGGATTGGACGGCGGTAAACCCGTCCGACCCCATCACGCTCGGTATGATGCAGTGGTACGGTCAGCGCGCCGCCAACCTGCTCGCGTCGTGCAAGGATGCCGACGCGAGCGGATGGGCCGACTTCGCAGCCGCCGCCCCCGACCTGGCGGCGGCTGTCGAAGCGGGCCATTCGTGGGATTGGTGGACTGGGTACTACATCACGTACGAGGAGGGCAACGCTTGGAAAAAGTGGGCGACCTCCGATGCCGTCCACCAGGCCCAGCAGACCCAATGGGGGGTTGACTTTGATGGGTACGCGGACACGCTCACCGGCATGGGGCTATCGCTTGATCGCCCGCAAACGATGGTGTACGCGATGGCGATGTATCATCAAAGCCCCCGACACTGCGGGTACGTGATTGGCACCTGCTCGGGTTCGGCCACGTTGGAGAACATGCACGCTACCTGCCTGAATGATTCTGTGCTGGGAATATACACGAACCGCTATAATACCGTGTATCAGCGCCTAGCCGCATGGGACGGGGAGAGCGCGCCCCCTGACTTCGGCCAGATCGGCGACTTGCTCCCGCCCGGCGGCAACGATGGCGGTATTAGCCGCCCTGATGCCCCCGTGAGCCGGGTTGAACTGGTCAACGGTGATATAGTGCTCTGGGGCTTGGAGGGGTACGAGAAGGGCTTATATTGCAAGCTGTCCGGCCCGAATATCTGGCTCCCGGCCTTCAACAACTGGGGCGCGGACAACCCCGGCGGCACGACGGGCGGCGGCACTGTCCCGCCCGGTTCGAGCGCTGGCGCGGTCGCGGTGCAGTGGATGGCCGACCACTTGGAGCAATGGGCCTATGGCAACGGCGGCGGGCGTCTTGACCCCATGGCGAGCGGGTACACGGATTGCTCGGGCGGCGTGTGGTGCGCGTACCACTACGGCGCTGGCGTTGACCTTGTCACGTCCGACGGCACGGCGGCCCAATGGACGGGTACGCAATCAGATGTTGGCGTGGAAGTGTGGCGGGGTACGTCGCTTAGTGCTTTTCCGTGGGATGACATGGCACC